ATTGAAATAAAAATGAGAATACAAAAAATAGCACAAAGCCTTTTATTCTCACAAAATGACAGTCAAACAAGAAGTAGTTTTATTTCAAGTGCTTCTAAAGAGTTAAGTAGTATTCAAATAAACTCTGGTATTGAAGATTTTAGAGTTATTATGGATAATACTAATAACACAGATGAAGATGTTGAAAACAATAGACTAAATGGTAAAATTATTGTTGTACCGACTAGAGCTGTTGAATTTATTTCAATGGACTTTATAATTACAAATAGTGGCGTAGAATTCCCATCTTAATAATAATTAATAAATAATATAACAATAGGAGAACAAATAACATGGCTGGACAAAAACAAGGATCAGCAAGAGTAACTTTAAGAGAAATTGACTTATCACAGGTGAGTAGCACTAAGCTATCACCTCAAGGTATTCCAGCTGCTATTGTTGGTACTTCGCATAAAGGTCCCGCCTTTGTACCTAGAACATTTGCCAATATGCAGCAATTTGAAGAAGTATTTGGTAGTATGTCTTCAAGAGGAAGATTAAACAATTCAAACTTAAATGGCCCTCTTGCTTTTAACGAATGGATGAGAAATTCAAAATCTGGAACTTTCTTAAGAGTTTTAGGTGTTGGTGATGGTGATACTGCCGAAACAAACTCAGGATTTAAAGTTGGTGATGAACTAGTTCAAAATGAAGATGCAAACGGAAATAAATCTAGGGAATATAAAAATAAACACGCTACAATTCAAGATAGTAATAGAGTACAAGCTAAATATATAGCTAGAACGCATATGCTTGGTTGTTTCATGAAAGATTCTACTGGCAGCAATTTTCTTAAAGATGCTGGAGTTCAAACAGCACAAGCAGCTGGATCATTACAGATAGTACTAGAATCAACTGACGGTAAGCCATCTAACGGTGATACTCTTACACTTAAGTATATCGACTCAAGTAGCGGAGTTCAAACAAAAACTTTTGAGTTTGATACTAATAATTCAGTATCAGGAGACAATAAACGTGTTGATATTAGTGGTAAAAACTTAAGTGAAATAGCAACTGAGTTAGAAACAGTAATAAAAGCTAATGATAGCTCAGGAGGTGATGCATCTGATCGATTAACAGTATCTATAACTGGAGCGGCTGGTGATACTAAGCAAATAATTAATATTACACAAGTATCTACTGGAGAGATATCAAATACAGAAGCTACTTTTAATGTAACACCAACAAATATAGCAGACTTTAAAGTAGGTGGGAAAACTTCTTCAGAAACAGATCAAAAGTTTTCTTATTCTCAAACAGGCGCAACTCCAGCAAAATGTGACATCACAATTTCTGCAAATCCTGTAGATTTAGCTACTTTAAAACTAACAGCAGTTAGAAACGATAAAGATGGAACACTTCAGTCTGCAGATGGAACTGAACAAGTTACCTATAAATTTGCTGCTACTGGTATTAATGCTGGTAATGGTGATAATGCAGATATGACTGATGGTGTTGCAAATAGATATATAGTAACTGGAACACAAGCAGTAACAATATATAGCGGCGGTAGCTTAAAAAATACACTGTCTAATTTAAAATCAGCAATTGATAGAACAAGAGCTTCTAATGTTGAATTGGTTAATAAAGGTTTATTTACAACTTCACTTTCAGCTGATGGTTTAACACTAACAGTAACTCAAGTTAACAAAGGAAAAGCAGGAAACTCTAAAGCTAATGGCAATGCGAATATAGAGTACTCTGCCGATGCAAATTCAGGATTGTTAATTGCATGTGCTGAAAATATTAATGGAACAGAAAAATTATTAGAAGCGGGTAATAACGGTTTCTTTATTGGTGGAACTGATGGATCAAGTGCATCATTTACTATGAAATTAAGTAAAAATCTTAACTTGAATGATATTATTGAAATAGCTAACAATGACGTTGCAGCTACTACAACTTTTGGTGATGATTCTGAAGAGTCAGAAACATTTAAGATTTTGGATTCTGGAACTAATGGAGATGTAAGCGGTTCAGACATTATTGTTAGAAGAGGTGTTGACTTACAAGAAACGTTATATAATCTAAGATCAGCAATTTTAGTGGGTAATACAACCTCTTTATTAGAGGCACAAGCAGCAGCAACACTTGTAGCAACAGATGGTGATGCTGTTCATGGATTAACTGCAGGTCAAAAAGTAACTTTAATTAGTACAGACGGAACAAGAGTTGAGTATATTGTTTCTTTAACTGATGGTGCTGGTAATGATATAGATCACCTGGATCCAGTAGTTAATAATGTAGGTAATCTTGGTGGAGGTGTTGTACCATCTGTTAATTCTCTATCTACTAGAGCTATAGCTGTAGGTGTTCCAAATGCCACTACCCAACAAGGCTTTTTAGTTCTTCTTAAGCAAGCTATTGAAAATGCTAATGGACATTCGGGTAAAATTATTGTAGGAGCAGTTCCTGCTCAAGCTGACGGGAATATAACTCTAGGATTAACTCAATTAACACCTGGTAGTAACGGTAATACAGTAATAACTGAAGATCTTGCTACAATAGGTAAAACAGATTTTGCAAATGGTAAAAATGGATTTAATTCAAGTAAAGTAACAGTTTCTGACGTAGATGATTCTATTACGTTTACGCAAGATCAAAACGTTACATTGAAAGCTGAGCTTGAAAATACACTTAACGTAAGTGAAGCAGCTACTTTTAGCAATCCAGCTGGAGATTCACTAACAGGTAATTTTGGTGCAAAAACAGTAAACTTTAGTGGAGGAGGTGGAGCAGCAGCTCCAGTGATTCGTGGTATTTTAATGGCACCACAAGGTGTTAAGCCTTCTCTTGATGTTTCTTCAACAGTTTCAGGTAAATTTGTAACTTTAGGAGATGCAAATGCTGATCAGTTAAATATTAACAAAGAAGTAAATGCGCGCGGATTTGGAGATACACTTGGAGCTTCTTTAGTTGGATATTCTATAGGTGATGTATCAACAAATCAAACATTTAAAGTAGTATTAAATGGTTTTAACAATACAGTAAATCCTGAATTTAAAAATCAGTATACATGCTCTTTTGATCCTAGATCTGAAAATTATTTTTCAAAAGTTTTAAATACAGATCCTTCTAAGATTGAAGAACTTGGTCACTATTTATATGCACATTGGGATATTGAATCAGCTGTTGCATCTCCTAGTAGAACTGGTTTGTTGAATAACGGAACAGAAAATTCAGATTATGATAATATGATTGGATTTTTAATATCTGAGCCTCCTGGTGTTGATAAAGTGCCTAAGACAAAATATGAAGACTTTACAGGTAGATTTAAAACTGCTAAAACACCTTGGTTGGTTTCTCAATTCTATTCTGGAACTGAGACTTCTGCTAGAAGTCAAACTAGTTTAGAAGCTACATATGACTTATTTAGACTGCATGTGCTTGACGATGGTGAAGTAGGAAACAATTTATATAGATTGTTAGTATCAGATATAAAGCATAAAGACAATGACTTTGGTACATTTACCCTAACTTTAGAAAAATATGATTCTGACTCTATTAAAGGAACTCCAGTAATTAGATGGAGACAATTAAGTTTAGATCCAGACAGCAGAAATTTCGTAGGAAGAGTAATAGGAACAAAATATACATATTATGATTTTACTGCAAGTTCTAGCAACCAAAGACTTGTAACTAAAGGTAAATATGACATTCAAAATAAGTACATTAGAGTTGAACTTTCTGACTCAGTCAAACAAAGTACACAACCTAATGATGCATTACCTACAGGATTTAAAGGTCACAGCATTTTAAACATAGGGACAGGAGACTTTATTGAAGAAGCTCCAGGTGTATCACAAAGAGTATTTTCAGATGCTAGCAATAGTTTAGTTAACAAACTAGCGAATTTAAATGTTGCTCCAGTTCCGTATGTAACTTCAATAAGTAGACATATATCTGGTACGACATTGCAAGCATCAAGTGATTTAGCTTGGGGAGTGAAGTTTGGAATTAAGAAAAGTGTTAATGAAGCTACAAATCCAAAAGAATTATCT